GAGAAGAGTTCAGAAAGACAGGGGGGGTAGCCTGTCGCTCTAAAAAAACGCCCTGTGAGCGTGAACCCTTCGCACTGTTGCACGATTTGCAACACGCTAAAGCGTTGTCAAAATTGACTACCAGCTCAGGCGCTGCGCTTATTGGAATCACGTGGTCAACTGTATCAGCTGGTCGCTGGCAGTATTGGCATGTCCACTGGTCGCGTGCCAACACTTTCAATCTAAACGCTTTATAGTCACGCGATAGTCTCGGGTCTCCTCGCTTGCTACTCACTGCCATCCCTTGCGCTTAAGATGATTAAGTGCATTGCAATAGTTAGGCATATCATTATCAATACCATATCGGCTACTCACATAAGACCAATACCAATAGAATTGAACATCATCGGGCTTACCTATCAAATATGTCGTACGCCCCTGATAGTAGCCGTTATGTGAGCCATTGCGCGCATCTGCTTTCCAGGATGATTCTCTAAATACAATCTCATTATGACAAGCTTCTTGCACTTCAGTTAATTGGTAATCTGCTATTTGTTTTAAGCTTTGAATGGCATCTATTGAGCCACTATCTGCATCTGCCATAGGTATAGATAGAGATATCCCAATAGCGATGGCTACCGAGCGAGCTATCCGCGAGCGGCTCGCTCTGAGCCCCTTACGGGCTCTAGCCGTTAGAGTACCACACGTGTCAAATACCAAACTAAAAGCCCAGGTCAGAGCCTTTATTTTATTTTGAATCTGTTGAATAGAATCCTGAACCTTTGAAGATAATACTGGGAACACTTGAGTACACCTTTCTCATCGCTTCACCACAAAAGCTACAATCTAGGTCATGTGGTTCGCTTATAGATAATTCTTGGTCATAAATAGACAAGCTTTCACACTTATCATTTTGACATTGAAACTCATAGACTGGCATTATCGAGTTTCTCGCATATAGGGCACTTAAAGCCTTTCAGAATGGTATTGCCGCAATGACAATAACTAGGCTCTAATTGTACCGACTTTGCCGGCATATCGGCGTAACCGGCTTTAAGGAGTATTTGCACCATCGTCTGTAAGTCTGTAAAAGCGAGGTAGTTAGTGGCATCCTCGCCTTGTCCATTCATTCTACAAACTACGAAACTCGGTTCCCCGCTTATAGCGCCGCGTTTCTTTGATTGACGCAAATACTCCACTGGATTGAATGAAGACCTTGCCTTCACTTCCACGTCCATAGGGATATTCACTATGTCTTTTCCAGCGCCGCGACCAACAGCTGCGCCGTGCCACCACTGAGATAAATACTCAGCTACAACACGCTCCGTTCGCAGTCCTCGGTCTTTCCGATGACGTGACATGGATTAGGTCATGCCTTGCCAGCGGAATTAATTGTGCTACATTTTTCGCATGTCCACTCATGCTTAAGGTAGCGCTCTCTTATCTGTTTGGCATTAGGAAATTGATTACATAACTGGCATAGCAGCTTGTAGCCTAACTCCTCTAATATCTCTGCGTTAGCTCTTAAATTAGCTTCTTGCTCCGGTGTTGGAAATGTCTCCCACTCACCATCTTGATTTAGAAATTGTAAATGTCCCATTAGTCCAGCTCTTTCATAGCCGTAAGCAAATCCTCAGCCTTGATGAGATAGCCCCTACTTTTATTAGGCTCTATGTCGCATGTGATTGCTCTACCGAATAGTTGTACCGCGTATTTAACGTGGTTAGTAGGGACAAATATGACCCCAGATTCTAGGACAAATGCCCAGTACTCAGCCTTAGTGATTGTTAGACCAGATGCTTCCCATGATTGTGAAGCGTTATACCAGCACTCAACCTCTACGAAGATGTTGCCTGTTGTCCACCATTTGCGGTCTCGTTTTACTTCGACTCTTTTGTTACCAGTAAGAAGGTCATTGACTAAACTCTCGCCCACTAGCCCAAATGAGTAATCTAAGTCAAAGTCGGATAAGTTCATTTGCGTTTGACCCATTTTGTATCGTTGCATTTCTCGCATATAAAATAGTAGCGCTTGTCATCTACTGAAATTGTTATTTCTTTTGCACCGCACTCTAGGCATTTCCATTGTTTCATTTTTGCTTACCCCATGTGCCATCCGACTTAATCTCATACCAGACCGGCTCGCATCTTTGAGCTTCTCCCAGTATGTGATTCATGCAGCGGAAATGACCCCACATTTTATCACCAGCTTTTGATTTGCCAGTCTTCCATACCATATCGCCATGCGGACAACGCTGTATATCCGTATCCGTCGTGCCACCAAGAATCGATTTGACCGTGTCTACGGCTTGCTCCATAGTCGCTACTGGCGCTGTTGTCTTGATTGTCCACGGGTCAGATTCTACCGGTATTGGCACATATTCTTGAGAAGTCTGAGCCATCTTAGCCTTTACTTCGTTGATGTTAGCCTTTACTTTAAGACTGGCATTTACCTTTGCAGCTTCTTCTCGGCTTATTGCTTTCTTTTCAGTGCCAATGTCGGCGTTTTTACAAGCAATCCCAATTGACGAAGTCTCGCAATTTTCGAGTGCAAAGTCCCTGTTGACTCCCCTCTCTGCAGTGATTTCCCTTGCATAGCCTGTTGAAAAAGGAAACTCGTCCGCATCATCTCGGTAGAGCTCAGCCTTAAATACGACTCTATTGGCGTCCTCATGGATAAGTGCCGTGATGATTCTGCCCATTGGGAACATTTGCCTAAAGGTTTTAATTCTCTCTGCCACCGTAGTGTATTCATCAAGATTGAACATTAGTCAAGCTCCTCACTGAGAGCAAGCTCTCCGGCGATTGCGCCATATCCGAGTAGGTCAATCCAGTGGTCGAGCACGTATGGGCTTTCCTGAGTACGACTAATCTTGACCAGCTGCATGATGACTGCGACTTGATAATCGTGTATTGGCATTTCAAGATAAGCTGATAACAGCATCCCTGTACGGCGCAAGTTGTCTTTAACGTCACCGTGCGTTGCATTGCGGACTTTGATTGTGTCTCCGGCAGATTGTAAAATTTCATTTGCGTCCATAATTTCCCCTAGCCTTTTCAAGATTCTCGTAGTAGTAGCGAACAGCCTTACGACCGTTCACATAGCCGTTAGCATAGCCTGAGCGATTGCCTATCCAAAAGGCAAATACTACTAGCGCCAATGTAATCAACTGAGCTATAGACATTAGTTGGCTCTCCATTCGATTGACTCGTATGCAGTAGTCATGCACCATTCGTCTAAAACGGTATCAAAAATCACCGCATATTCCATGTCAAACTCTTTCAGAATATTGCGGGCTTCAATCAAGTATGTGTAGTCATCAAACCAATATATATACTTGTGGTCAAATGTAATGACCCCTGCAAATCGGTCATCTTCGCATTGTTCACCCCATGTCTCCTCTTTCCATTGCATTGAGGTTGCGGACAAGCGCTCGAAATCAATCTCCATCTCGGTGTAAAGCTCTGACATGGCGCTCATTATGCACCAACCTTAACTACGTACCAATGTGCATTTTTGCCATAAGGTGTTGCACCTTGTCCGCCGTGTTCAAATAACATTGTTACTAAAGGCATTGACTTGCGAGATACGTTTTCTGTTACTGCAACTACTGTCCATGTCCAAAAACCTTGGATACAATTTCCTTCTTGAACAATGTCTCCAGCTTGCAAAGCCATTGTTGTTTTTGTAACTGTTGGTAGTGCTTTTGTGTAAGTTGATATTGCCATTTGCTTCTCCTAATCGTTATCTCGGCTACGGATTAGCTTCGATGTGGAGAACATTACATGAGGATTAGCCGACACCCACCCTTTTTTGATAACAATTTGATAACGATTTGGGATGGGTCTTCATCCTCAAAGTAGGGTATCCCCAGCTTAGCGGGGACGTCCATAGCGCTTTCCATGCACTAGAAACGTGCCATCCTTCTCAATATAGATAAGGTCAATCTGAACACCTTTAGCATCCTCTGTGACGATAGAAATAGATTGTTGCCAGTTAGCCGTGCCACGCGTGTAATGGGCAGACTTGAGATTCATGAGGTGTCCAGCGTCCACTCCCCTATGAACACGTCTTAAAACCCCGTTGGAAGCCTCTGAGAAGGCACTCTGACCGGCTCTATGCGTATGCCCACAAATGACGTTTAGCCCCATTTTTCGGGCATGAGTCAAGGCTGTCATTCCAGCGTGGGGGCTTATGCTGCCTTCGTCCCCGTGTATGGCAATCCAGCCTTTAGCTATCGGGTAGGGATTTTTGTGATACAAAATACCAAGCTCCTCAAAGCGCATAAATTTCTCATAGCGCAGCTCAGGCAAGGCTAAAAAAGCCGGTATCTTTCTCATAATAACATTGTACAAACGGTCGGTGTGATTGCTACGCGTGACGTGGGCTTCCTTAGCGTACTCAGTTAAACCCCATAAAATCTCTACAGCTTGCTCCCGGTCATCGTGGATAGTCTGCTCAAACCATCCGAGCTTGCCTTCTTCCCATTTTGAAATCATAGGTAGGTCTAGCTCATCACCTAAAATAACTACTGAATCGGGCTTGAAGGCTTTGATAAATGCGGTGACGTTTCTGACCGCTACTTCATCATGGTAAGGAATCTGAAGGTCGGGGACTACTACCGTCCGCTTAATCGTCATCTTCTTCGTAGTCATTGCCGCTTATCTTTTCAATCGGCTTAACTGGCAGAATCCAATCGGGGAAAGATTCCTTTTCAAGAATAAGCCAAAATGCAGTTTCGGCCGAGAAGCCGGCACGTCTTAGGGATTTGTAATACTCATGCAGACTAATACAATAAGCGTCCAGAGCAGAATAAGTCTCAAGGTCTATTGCCTTCTTTACTCTCGTAACAGGTTTTCTAGCTGCCATGATTTTATTTTCCTTTAACTAGTATCTCCAACATGGCTTCGACACGCACTAATCTGTCATTCATTGATGAACCTGAGTTGGGCTTGAGCTCACTTAGGTAATGTTTAATCATAAACTGGACATACGCAGCTACGCCGCCAAGAACTGTCACTACGCCTACGGCAAGCGCCGCGTAGTCCTGCGTGCTCATTTTTTAGGAGTTGCGTATCCAAATACGCCGGCTACTACTGCACCTAGAATCGAGCGGTAATTAAGGTCAAAGTTTGAGGTAGTACCCCACACTGCAAGGAAAGCACCGATAGACATTACATAAGGGTTTTTGATGTTCATTTATTTATTTCCTTCGAGTAGTGGGATATTAAATGGCGAGCCATCGTGGTCGCCCTTGCTCGTAAAACTAAAATGTGCGTGATGACGGTGCTGATTAGCCCCCACATATTTACGCCAAGCCCAAGACTTCTTCGGGCTGGCAATAAAGCCGTCAAATATGATGTAGGCAATTCTGCCACCGTCTCTTTTAGACTTGGCAAGTAATCGAAGTTGGTCGACAAGGTAAGGCATTTCGTCAGGCTTCGGTACTCCATGTAAATCCCTGTCAACGTCAATCGCTCGTACCACATTGCCACAAGTAGCGTCTGGTATATGGTCAGACTTACCAGCTGCGACATGTCTTGCATCCGCAATCCAGCCGTCTGAGCTGGTATCTCTATCTTTATAGCAAGCATTTATCTGCTCCCTTAAAGTAATACCGGCTGCACATAAAAAAGATTTCATGCCAATAGTGCAGCAGCTTCTTCTTCAGTAAGTCCAAGTTTTGCCAAGACAGCTTGTTTTGCTGCTAGCTTTGCTGCGTCCTCAGCTTCTTTATCCGCTTTTATTGCGGCATTAGCCGCAACTTCCGCGTCTCTTGCTTTTTGTTCTTCATTTGTCATTGGCAAAATAACTTCTTCACCTGTTGCTGCGTCAAATGTATATTTGTTATCGTTTGTCATTATGCTTTCGCCAATCCGTAAACTGCTACTGTTGCGCTGATGTTGCCTGATGCGTTTTTAAGTCTGAAGCCTGTGTAAGCTCTTGCAGTTGCTTGATAAAAACTTCCCATTGATGGAGCCAAACCACTTGCGCCCCAGCCGATTGCATAGCCCATTGGATTTCTTGAACCATTTCCAACGTTGTTTATATAAAAAGTTCCGTTTGATGCTTGGTCTGCGGATGTACGAGTGCCAGTTAGCAAAACAGCTTGTGCTCCATTAGTGATTGCCGTGTTGCCGTAGCTTGCGGCAAAATTTGCAAACTTGCCGTAATAGCCAGTTGTCTCTGTATTTGGCCCTGCGTAGCGCAACTGCATGTGCAAATCAGAATCTACGCTAGAAAAAGTACTTTCAATAACAATTTGATACGTCTCGTAAGTGCTGCTAAATACGTTATCAATATCGGCCGTGGCTTGTGCTGAAAAAGTTGACCTAGAAATTAATGTAAATCCTGACCCGCCACCACCGCCGCCGATGGCTGTCCATGCTGTCCCAGAATAGTATTCGGTTGCGTTTGTGTCTTTAAGGTATGAAAACATACCTTCTTGAGGGCTTGTAATTGCCGAGGTTCGAGCCGCTGCCGAAGCAAAAACCATAACTGTTTGAGAAGCTAAATAACCATTGGCTGTTGCAGCCGTTAGCACGTCCCCAGTCGCAAATTCGATGTATCCAAGTCCAGCTGCCATTATTACTCCTAGTAACTTAAAGTCGAGACTCCGATTATACCGTACGTCGAGCTGCCAACGACAAAAGCGTCCGCAATGGGCTCTAGCGTGGTGATAACCGTAGTCATTTTATTTGGTGAAATATCCCATGAAATACCTTGACATTGCAGGGTCTTAACAATGGTACTTCCATCGGGTTGAACGTTAGTTATTTTGAGATTATCAAAGAAGTCAAGCCCAATCATGGTATTTGTAGGCACGTCAGAGTCCAGCAAATCGACAGTCATTTCGTCGATTCTGATAGTCGTATCTTTGCGTGTTGCCACATATTCTCTAGCAATATTAGTAACTATCGTGTCAGTCTGAGCTACTAGATTATCTTGACTAATGCTATGCGGGAAGTACTTGTCAATCGAAGTCTGGTCAAAGACTGTGATAGCTGCTCCGCCCACGCGAGTAAAAGTGCACGAATTTATGATGAGCTTATCGTCGAAACTGTATTTAAGATTCTTATAGGGTATGCCAGTAGTTTGATTAAACTCGATAGGAGTGGCGGCTAAAGAGCTCATAATTTGGGCCCTGCTCTTAAATACTGCCGTGCCACTTCCATCAAGATAAAAAGCTCCGGTCTCACTGAACTCAGCATTTTTCAAGGCATCGAGAGAAGTGCGAGCCGTGCCAGGGTCGGCAACACATGTATTTGCTCCGGTTGCCACAGTACGCATGGATGTAGGAAAAGATACTTGGTCAAGAATCTTATTGATTCTAGTGCCCGTATCTTGACCAGCGGTAGCATCTGTAATTGTAGTTACGTTAGCCATTTGATATAGCCTAAATGCGTCACTACAGTAAATGTCGACATACCCAGTTTCTTGATTTGTAGGATATGAGTATTTGTAATCTGTTACATACCCTGAGAATAAAAACTTATCAGTAGTTGCGGTAGTAGCTGATATACGAATCTTACGCAGTGGAGTTAGATAAGGGTAGTAAATAGATGTAGTCGATTGCGGATTGAAATTAGATTGAGGGTCTAATACGCGGACTACTGCAGTGCCGGCTTCGTAGGTATCGCGCTGAATATTGCGACCACGATTAATCGTAATCTGGTACACGTCTGGCGTAAGGTCAACTACGGGAATAATTACGTCAGATGAGCCAAAACGAGATGTGCCAATTACTCCATATTTAGCATCTCCAATTACAAAACCTGTACCGAAAGTAGCACCAGATGAGAAGTCAAAAGAGACAGTTATGGTTGCGGGGAGTGCCATTAGCCCGCAAACATTCCTGCTAAGCGGCTAACAGATGACGGATTGCCAGACAATGATTGAGACTGAGTAGCTGTAGCGATTGTCTTGCCGTCAATCTGGATATAGATTGGCGTGCCGCCAACGTACGTAGTTGCCTGACCATTGCCACCGGTGTTTGTAGTAGGAGTAGGCATGTTTGATACGTTTGTATCGGGAATAGTTATCTTTTCCCCACCTACATAAAATGATTTTCCAGCTCCGCTACTTATGCTCGAACTTGCCGCAACAGATACGCTTGCGGCAACGTTAGCGGCTTCGATTGCCTTAATTTTAATCATGTCTAGGTATTTTTCCCATGCTGCAAAAGGATTTTTTGCATCTGGAAGACTCGCAAGGTAGCTGGATAACTTTTCACCTAAGCCCTGAGCTATGCCAATTTCATAAGTAAGTTTTTGGACTTCTTTTGTATTTCCAGTCAATAGCGCTAGTTGAAGTTCAGCACGCTTTCTATCTTCTTCAGATAAATTGCCTTTGAGAGCTGCTAATAAATTAGCCTGGTCAATGTCAAAAAGAGTACCGGCTTTTTTTAATAAAGCTTGTTTTTTCTGCTCTGCCGTTAACGCCTTTTGTGCTTTAACTTGCTTAGCCTGTAAAGCTGCAAGCTCTTTAGCACGTTTAGCTGCATCGGCTTCGGCTAGGCGCTGTTGAGCAAATCGCTTAGCTGTACCGGCAGGTGAAGCCGACCTGTTCGTTGAAGGTTGAGCTCCAGCTCTTATTTTGTCAATATTACCGCCGGCAAGAAAGTTTGTATAACCTTTACGGAATTTTTCTATTAGACCAATAGCAAATCCTAAAGCTACGACAACGCCACTTACCGCTTTTGCTATATTGTCAATAGATTTAGCCGCGTCTGAAGCTTCCGTGCCCCCACCAATTCGGGCAAAAGCATCAACTAAGCCCTTGCCTATTGTTTCTTTGGCATTTGCAGATGCAACCGTAAGTACATCCATTTTGTAAGATGTAGTAGTCAAATATGCTTGAGCTGCACCTGCTGAATTAGCAAGAAGAATTCCTAAAACGTCTGCAAAAGATTTTGATTTGAGTTCAGATTGAGTAAGCCCAGTATTATACTTTTTTAATCCTTTAGTAATTCCCACATATCCGTTAGCTAAATCTTGCGAAACGGTGGCTAAATCTATGCCTGTGCCACGTGAAATTTGTATAGCGTTATTAAGAAGTTCTTGAGATTTAGTAAGTGAACCGGTAGTTGTCAATAGGGCTTGCATCGCTGGACGCAAAGAATCATCTAAAATTCCTGCAGATTTTTCAGTTTGAGAAATAAAATCAGCTACCCGTACTTGAGAATATGAAAGCCCTAAATTGTCAACCGCTGTAGCTAGTCGCTGAGCTGCCGCTTCGTCGGATGCAAATGCTTTTAGTGATGTCTTTCCAAAAGCAGCTATGGCAGTAGTACCCAAAGCAAGCCCCAGACCTCTACCTAACTTTACGGCAGATTTTTCTAAAGAGCTTACAGACCTTTGAGCATCTCTAAACGCTTTCTTGCCAACAAATTCCGCAAGAATATTGATTGCTACATTACTCATGCGGCTCTCCTAAGGTCGACAAATTCTGCGCGTTTATTAAATTTAGCTGTAGTGTTTTCTATAGCCTTAATTACTGAAGCATTAGCTTTGCCTTGAGTATTAGCCCATGCTCTAAAAATTAAACGTCCCATCATGCGATGGTCTCCCTTACGGTTAGACCCGTAAAGATTACCTAGGTTAGAAATAAATTGATTGCCGGCGTAAGGATTGACAGAGCGAGAAACTCCCTTAGATGCTCCACCCGCTTTAGGGCCTACCCAATCCTGCCCCTGCCCATTTTTGCGTCCAGCTGTCTCATAAATTGCTCCAACGGATGAAGTATTTTGAATTCTAACATTATTTATAAATCCTGCCCCGTTAGGTTTAGATGGCGTAGATTTGTAAATAATTCCACGTTTAATTTCAGCGCCGTTGTATGCCGGAAACCTGCCTTTACGAAACATAGAAGTGGCGGCATTAAGTGAACTGCCATCACCGCTGTCGTTTATCCAACCGCGCATAGGTGAAGTCATTGGCACGTAGGAGCGGGCTTGTGTTACTACGGGTTTAAGAACTGCGTTTAACTCTTTAGTCAATTCTTTAGCTAAATCTGGAGCATATTGATTTAGGGCTTTACGAAGTGCGACTGCGCCCACTACTTCGACTGGCATTATCTCGCTCCCTCGCTAAATCTTTTAGTACCTCTATGTGCGCCTTAAAAGCTCTAGGCGATAAATCAATAATGGTATTGAGCGGGACTCCATATTCATAACTCAAACGAGTTGCGAGATATGTTATAGAGCCCCGCTCTATGCCAAAGGGCTGGAATCTAGGACGTCCACTTTCGTGATTAAGTCTAAGAAATCCGGCATTGGCTTTATCTGGACGCCGGCAAGGCGTAAACCTTCAAAAGCTAACCAATAGATGTCCGACTGACGGGAAAGCTCAAGCAACGCCTTATGGAATCCCATACCGACATGCTGCTCAAAGTTGTACTCTAAACGCGGCGTAATCTCCACGTCATGTACATTTCCGTCTTTCATTGTTATTACTAGTTTTGCCATTTTTAGCCCCTTTGTTTAGTTATTAGAAAGTGCCAGTTTCAACTTTTGTAACTGCACCTGATACGTTAAATGTAACAGATTGTGTACTCAAGTCACCTGTAGAACCGTTAATCGGTGTAATGTTGTTAATCAAGCATAGCCCGCTCCAGAAAGGATTTGCCGCTGAGCCGGCTGCAGACTTATCGTTGGCAACCTTAAAGTAAGCATTTGTGCCTAGCAGTGTGTTTAGTGTTTGAAGTACCGCGCTTGCAGCGTTGTCATTGATAAATTCGATGGTCAAATTTGAGGTTTCTAATCCCGCAATCTGACGCACTCCGGTGTCGCCCATCGCGGTGACGGTCACTTCTTCAAATGCTCTGTTAAGAGTAAATGATGTGCAATACGCGCTCAAGTCGATAGATGCAGGGTCGGATGCGCCGAGCTTAACGCCGACCTTGTTATTGATAAATTGTGCCATTTTTATTCTTCTTCTTTCTTTGTCGGTGTAGCTGGCTTAGTTGTCTCTGGCTGAACTTGACCAATACGCTCAAGCCATTCTGCATTTGACTTATCAGTCATGTCTAGCTCCATTCTGTCAGTGTTGAAACGGACAAATTGCATGTGAGCAAATCGCCCGTGGCAGATGCGTACACGCTAGGCGCGCTTACACTGCCAATATTCATTTGGATAGTTGAGTTAGCGAGCTTATTAAATACAGCTACAAGCATTGTCTCTATCCCGTTAAGGTTGCCCTCATTGTCCATGAGCGGCACAAATATTTGCACTGAAAAATTAGCCATAGGGCTAATAGATGAGTATTGATTATTGTTCAAAGTTAAATATGGGTCGGCTGGGATTATCACTACTGAATTTGCAATAGGTGTAGCGGGCGGAAAACTAAAAGTAGAGTAAAGAGAATTGTCTACTAATGCCGCTGCTAAGGTTGCACGTAGGGTAGTTATTGCTGTTGGCATAGTTAACCGACCATAGAATTCGGACTTAAATACGGAGCGATGAGACCACGTACGCGAGCAACTAAAGTGTTAGACATAGTAAACGGAGATGGAGTAAATCCATCTACTGACATTCCTTGTCCGCTCGGCGCTTGACGGGCTTGCCAGATTGCAACGCAAATCATAAGGCTTGCTTCTCTGACTGCTGGGATTGTGCCGTAGGTATTCTGTGTTACGCCCGAGACAATGCCAAAAGGAACACATGGGTGATACTCGCTGGCTGTAGGAGTGCCAGTCACCGCAAAGGTAATGCTGTTCTCACCTACGCCTGTCAAAGTCTTTGTGCCGTTAAATGGTGTTCCATTCTTGGTAATGACTACTGACTGTCCAACGTAATATGTGCCGGTAACCACTTCTTCAAAGTAAAGAGTTCCCTCTGTGGTTGTGTTGCTGTGAGCAATATTGTAATTTTCGTTCTTCCATAGAAAAGGCAACAATACGTCATCAGCGGCATCGCAAACTTCTTGAATGGTGGCGTCTGAATAAAGACTGCCAACGCCAAGAGCTGCTTTAAGTTCTGCAACTGTTGT